GGTGAACGGGTCAACCGTGACGTCGAGCCCGCCGAACAGGCCCAGCACGAACATGCTCCAGTCGCTGGAGAAAATCGCCGAGCTGGCAACAGCGCCGCTGGCGCCCTTGACCAGGTTGCTGGGCACGTTGTTGGTGACGGCGGCGCGGTATCCGTTGAGCGGGTATTCGCCGTTGTCCCACATAAAGGCCAGGTTGGTGGCCTTCTGCGTGGTCTTGGCGGTGCCGCGCAGCTTGGTGTTGATGAGGTAACCGGCGCGGCTGCCGCTGTTGGCGTTGGCGTTGGCCACCGCCGTTTCCAGGCCCACCGCGTGCGCCCAGGCGAAGGCCAGGCCGTTGGCACCGCCCACCACCGAGCCGATGCCCGACACGTTGCGAATGCCGCGTGCGTTGGCGCCGGCGCCAGAGCCGTTGATGCCCTGGTTTTCCATCAAGACTGCGGCGGTGTCGAGCAGGTCTTGCCGCAGCATGGCTTCAATGCCGATGACGCCCTGGATGATGGATTGTTTGCTGGGCTCGACGAACGCGCTGGCGCGTTTGGGCGTGAGCGTGACGAGCGCCGTGGTCGGCTGGGTTTCAGCGGCGAGCGCCACCTCAGTGAGCATGGCCACGGTGCCGGCCACGGTCTTGCGCGGCACGCTCACGTTGGCCGTAAGCCCCGGCAGCGTCATGACGCCCAGGCCGGCCATGGCCATCGCCGGGCGGAGCACGTCGGTCCACATCGAACCGTCGACCACGGTGTTGATGAGGTTGCCGGCTTCAGCCGCAGTGCCGGCGTTGAAGTCGCGCTTCTCACCCGGGGCACGGCCCGCCAGGCCGCGGAACATGACATCGGGCGGGATAAAGAAGCCTTCGGCCTCGCGCCCCATCAGCTTGGCAATGGCTTGGCTGACTTCACGCTCAAGGCCTGCGTCGACATGCGTGCCGGGCCCCATCTGCGCCTGCAGCGCGCGCAAGAAGCTGTACGCCTTGACTTCCTGTTTGCTGGCACCAATGCCGGCCAGGGTGGACGCGTCAGTGGCGCCGGACTGCATGCGCGTCATGATCAGGTCGTTGAACCTCTGCGAATCGGCGCCGTCGGCCATGGCGTCTGCCACGTCGCTGGGCTTGAGGTACTGGCCGTAGGCCTTGGCCAGGCGCTGGATGACGGCCGCGTTGGCCTTGAACTTCTCATCGCCCGCGAGGGGCTTCTCTTCAACTTGAGACATTTGATGCTCCTTGCGGGTATCACGGGGGGATGCCGGCACGGTGGCCGGCGCTGGGGTCTCTGCGGCCACGCTGCGGCCTACGCCAACAGTCATGTCTGCAGGGATGCTGACGAGGCTGCACTCAAGCGGCAGCCAGTCGGTGACGCGGTAGGTGCTGGTGTCGCCGTCTTTCTTGACGAGCTCGAGCTCGCGGATCTCATAGCCGACGCTGACGTTGACGCGCACGTCGTCACTGGCGTCGCGCATCTCGGCCTCGGCTTCTTCGGTGCGGCCAAAGCGCACCACGGCGCGGTTGCGCGCGGTCTTGGCGTCGCGCCAGGCGCGGGTGACCACGCCGATCTGCGTGTGCGCGTCGTGGTTCTTCAGGAAGGGCGCGCGGCCGCTGGCGATCCAGCCCATGTCGCATTCGCCGGCCTTGTGGCCCAGCACTTCAATGCCCCACCAGCGTTCATAGGGCGCTTCACTGCTGAAGCTGAGTTCGCACTCGCGCGTTTCTGCGTCGACGTGTTTGCCGCGCAGCGCGGCGTTGCTGAAGTCCACCAGCGGCGGCGCGGCAGCAGTGCGCGCACCATCGGCGGCAGCGTCATCACCCGCCTGGCGCGCGGGCAGCACGTCAGCCAGGCGCAGGCGCTGGCCCGGTTGCAGTTGCGCCAGCGCGGCCACCAGGGCCACGCGGGCGGGCGCGTCTTCACGCGACCAGTAGCGGTGCGACAACAGTGCGCTCATGCTTCGGGTCCTTCTGGGTTGGCCTTGGCCATCGGCGGCGGCATGGGTTGCAGCCAGCTGGGCAGCGGCAGCTTCAGTTCTTCGTAGCGCGCTTTGAGGCGGGCTTTGTCCTGCAGCACTTCGTCCAGATCCACGCCCTGTTCGTCGTTGATCTGGCGCAGGCTCTTCATGTCGTTGCGCAGAGAAATCTCGGCCGTCTCCACGTCGTTCTTGGGGTCGACCCAGGCCCAGCTGCGCGGCTGGAAGCTGGCGGCGGCGGCAAACTTGCTCAGCCGTTCGGCCGGCAGCGGCGCACCGCTGGGCAGGCGGATGCTTTGCGTGAGCAGCGCCATGGCCAGCCACTCTTCGAACACCGGCCGCACGAAGCTCTGGATGTGCCAGCGCTGCAGGCTGCGCCAGTGGGCGCGCTCGGCCAGTTCAGCGATGCGCGCGCTGCTGTAGTTGACGCCGGTCATGTTGCCGGTAAGGTTGTGGTGCGCCACGTTCAGGCCGGCGGCGATGCCGCGGCTGTGGTCGTCTACGAAGTTGCCGAAGTTCTGGTGCGGGTAGTCAGGGTTGAAGCTCTCGAAGCTGACGCCCGGGGGCAGCGCTTCAAACATGCCGGCTTCCACGTCTTGCACCAGTTCACCGGTGGCGTCTTTCATCTCTTCGAGCGTCATTGCGCCGGAAAGAACGTCTTTGTCGGTGACGTAGAAGCCCATCTTGGCCGCGCCGATCTTGGCCGCGACCAGGGCATATTGTTTGTAGGTGGCCAGCTGGTTGGCTGACAGCAGCACGGCGCTGGCCCAGGGGTAGCCGCGCACTTGTTCGGGCCGCTCGCTGATGAAGCCGTGGAAGACGTCGCCAACGGGCACGCGGTCGGCAATGGGTTTGGGCGCCAGGCCGCTGCTGCTGTCGCCAGGGTGGGCGGTGTACAGGTGCAGCGCCACGGGGCGGCCGTTGATGTCGAGCTCAACGCCCAGCGTGATGTGGTTGTTGCCCACACCCTGACTGAAGCTCTTGGGCGCGATGCGGTCTACGTCCAGCACCTGCAGGCCGTAGCCGTGGGTGAGGCTCATGCTTTGCCCACTGCGAATGCGGCGCACCAGGTGTTCACCGTCACGCGCGTCGCACGCAATGACGGCACGGCACACGTCGGCAAAGCTCATGCGGCCGGTGATTTCGCATTTGCCACGCTGACACCAGTCGTACCAGGCCAGTTCTACCGCCTGGTTGGCGGCTTCGTCGAGCCTGCCGCTGTCGCCCAGCGTGGCGCGCACTTGCAGCGTGGGGCCGTTGGGGCCCGGCACGTTGTCTTGCACCAGGGTGATGTAGCGGCGGCCCATGTCGGTGTTCATGGCCCAGTCGCGGCTGCGCGCCACCAGGGCCTGCAGGGCGCCTTCAAGGTCGGCATTGATGCCGGTGCCGAAGGTGGCCCAGCCGTGCGTCAGGCGGCTGGTGGCGGCGGCGCTGAAGGCGCGTTCACCGCTGACCTTGCCGAACGCGGGCTGCGGCAACGCGGAGGCCAGCACCGACGGCGCGCGCTGCGGCACTGCACGGCCTGCGATGCGCCGGAACTGCGCCATGCCGGCTGCTTGCTCTTTGGCAGCAGCGGCCACGCGGCGGGCGCGCTCTTGGTCAGCCTTGAACTGTGTGAGGATGCGGCTGCCGCCCTGCCCTGGCTGGGCCAGGTCGAGCACGTTGGATGCAGCGCCACCGTATGACATGGCCTGATGGTGGCCACGCGGGGCGGAAATTTACAGGCCGAAGATTTCCGCGCGGGGCGCGCTTTCAGCGGATGCGCGTGAGGATCTTGCGGATGCTGCCGCGCGGGTCTTGCAGGCCGGCGGCGCGCGCTTCTGAGGCCACGGCGTTTTCGTACATGGTCTTCAGGCGCAGCAGGTCTTGCAATGCATAGCGCTCGAGTTCCCTGCCGTTGATCTTGTAGCGCAGCTGCGCGTCACTGGCGCGGCTTTCCAGCAGCGCGTTGATGGCGTCGAGGCCGCGCTCTGCCTGGCTGCGCATGTCGGTGCCGGGCGCGATGTCGGCCGGGTTGATGCGCACCACGATGCGCCCGCTTTGCCGGGTGTAGCGCTCGGTGGCCTTCTGCACCCAGATAGACCAGCTGTACTTCCCGGGTGCCCAGCCAGCGGTGGACGCCGGCGGCACCTGCCATGCGTAGTAGTCGCCCTGCGCGCTGACGGTGGCATTGATGACGATGGCCGCCGCGCCGGCGAATTCAGGCACCAGGCGCAGCACGCCAGACCAGCCTGCGCTGGGTGGGTAGTCAGCGATGTCGGTTTCGAAGTTGAGCGTGTCGCCGGCGACGAGTTCTTGCTGCATGGCACAGGTCCTTAAATGTTGTCGCTGCCGACACGCCGCACGAACTGCGGCAGGCTGAAACGCGTGGTGACGCTGGCGTAGGTGAAGGTGCCCGCCACCACGTTGCCGCCGATGCTGCCCAGCGCACCGGCCAGCGTGGCCTCTGCCCGCACCGAACCCGCCAGCACGTCGCCCACCATGCCGCTCAACGTGCCGGCCAGGGTGGCCACCGCGCCGCCGATGTAAAAGAAGGCGGTGGCAATGCCGCGGTCAACCTCGGCCACGAAGACGCGGAAACTGGCCGTCCACACGCCGTTGCTGGCGCCGGTGAGCGTGGCACTGGTGTCGTCACCGTAGGTGAAGGTTCCAGACGCCGGGAA